TGGTTGAGCAAAGATATTTTCAGCTGGTGCTATCCATATCTTATTAATTGCAACCATTGTGTTAGTGTAAGGTGATGATTCCTTTCTTGATAGTGGGAAGCGTTGGTTAATAAAGTTTCCAAATTGTTGTGACATTGCTCCTGCATTCCACATTGGATTGTTTTTATTCGCTTCAACACTCATCTTACAAGGTATAGAGCCAATTGAATCCCAGAAAAAACATAAATCATATGGTAAATTTCCTTTCTTTTGTTCATCTAACAAATCAGCGATAAATTCAGCTACATCTTCAATAGTTCCTAATGTGCTTCTATCGTTGTATAGGAAAAATCCTTTATAATCTATAATTTCACCTGTTGTCTCATCAGCAATATCTTCAACTTGGAATCCCATTTGTTTAGCGTGTTCCCAAGACCATTTCATTTCAGTTATGATAAACACAGGCAAAATGCCCATTTTCTGGGCATTTATTGCCAACTCAAGTAAAGCTGTTGTTTTACCTGTGTTACTGTGTCCTCTTAATAGATTGATATGTCCTATGGCTGCACCTGGTAGGGAAGTTGAGTCTTGTAATGCTTCAGAGAATGGAATCCATTTTTGTTCTTTAAACTTAACAGTATTGTTAAGTAGTTTTTTCTCTTTAAATTTATCTAGATTAAAACTAGCTTTCATTTCAGCTGAGACCGCTGTCATTAAAGATTCTTTCTTTTTAGCCATAACTGGTTTTTAATTAAAATGGTACGTCTTCGCTTTCTTCTTCATCATCACCAAATAAAGCATCAAACTTATCTGCTTTTGTTACTTTTGGTTTTGCTTGAAGTGTGTAGTTTGCTTTTGGCTGTTCTGCCTTAGCTAAGATTGGATCTTCTTCTTTTACATCTTCAACTGTTTCTACTTCCTCTTCTTCTTCATCTGGGTTTAAGAAACGTTTTAAGATATCTTTAAGATCTTCATAACTGTTTTTCTTTTGTAATTCTAAAACATTAGGTTGTTCAGTTAACCATCCTTTAATTTCAGCTTTATCAGTTCCTAAAGGTGATGTTTTTGGTTTAACACGAATTGAGCATTTGATACCTTGACGACCTCCAATATCACCCATTGTAGCGTCAACTGTAAAGTCACGACCTTCATTAATGTCTGTAAAATCTCCATAATCTTCATCCTCAGCAATACCTAATAATTGCATATAGATTTCTTTACCAAACTCCCACAAACGTACTCCTTTTTCTTCTTCACCACGAACAATAACAGGAGCAAATATTCGCATTTTAGGATCTAATTTCTTAGCTAATTGCCAGTTTTCCTTGTCATTAGTTTGGCGAAGTTGCTTAGCAAATTCTACAATTGGATCTTTTTCACCCCAGTTTGTTAAAGCATAAGTTGGGAATTTAGATAATCCATAGTGTACAAACACTTCTTGAAACGGATTTTCTTTGTTAATAGCTGAAGGTACAATTCGGATTTGGTACTTACCTTCTTGTTTTGGTTTCCAATAGTACTTGGAATAATCAACCTTTTCCTTTTTGGCTCCGGTTGCTTGTAGAGAATTTAATCTCTGTTTAATCGCATTGATGTCCATTTTTATTTGGTTTTAAATTGTTACTATTTAATATACTACATTATTTTACATAGGCCAAACTAGCTAATACAAGCTTTCAAAATGCCTTTCTTTCGTAGTGTTTTTTAACGTTACGTACCTTATAATTCAATAATATTGAATACCTTTGTATTCATGTTAACTAAAAAGATGATTTTCTTTTTGTTTTTTCAAATTTTTCAATTCTAATAGGAAATATATTATCTATTGGAACTCCATTTTCTTCCATGTATTTAAAATATTTTTTAAAAAATGGAGTATTATATGTGTATTCTTTATCTTTAGCATCATATAAATATGGAATAAAACCCATATGTATAACTTTTCGATCTATTGGTAAAATATACTCAGATATTTGAAGACTATAAGCCATCTTATAGGTTCTGTCAGTACTAGGTTTAGTTTTATCTATAATGTAAATAAGTCTTTGTTTATATTTTTCACTTTTACCTGCTTTACATGTATAAAATTTAAACTCAGTACTTTCATCATCTTTACCAGTTGTACACCATTTAGTTCCAGCTCCATATAATTTACTTGCTTTTTCGTTTAATGGTTCAACTATAAGAAAATGGTCATTTTCAAAAAGTTTATTAGCTCCTTCTTCTTTTTGTGTTTTTTTATCATCTGATTTAGATACTGTTTTTAGTTTTTCTAAATCTTCTATAGATTTAATTTCCCCTGATGATATTTTATTTTTTAAATCGTTATACTTAATACCTTGAGAATCTAATTTATTCATTAATGAGTTAAATGATTCACGATCTTTAGTATTTAATTTGACCGCAATTGTATCTAATTGAGATTTATTATACTCATTTAATACTTTTTGATTTCCCGTAATTTCTTTTAGTATATCAATTAATTTAATCATGATTATAAATATCTATAATTCAATGATCTTGAATACCTTTGTATTTAGTTGTTTTAACTCATTATGTTGAGTTAATAATATGCAATTTTTATAATGCGGCCAACTCACTCTATAATTAATATCTACAACACCTTCATTTAACTTTTTAATAAGTTCATTTAAAGCGTTAATAGTATAAAGTGTATTGGTTTCTTTTTTACGATGTACTAGAATTGTATTTTCAGGAATTTCATTAATGTTACCTTGATCAACATTATAAGTGACAACATATTCATTTGTGCTCTTAACAAACAACACAAACATCTTATTATACATTACAGTATATGATTGCGATATGTCTTCGATTAGAGGTTCTAATCCGTCTGCACTAGTGAATGTACAAAATAACTTATTATTCAAATCCTTAAAAATTACATCGATGTCCATATCATACATATGATAACTTTTATTTAAAGTCATAATTCCTCCCCCTGTTAATTTTTATTGATAAATTTAATTCTTTGAATATATTTTTTATTGCTTCTAATTCTTGTTCTTCATCTTCATCCCAATCTAATAAGAATGAATCATAAGTATATAATACTATCTTAGTATTTTTACCTGATAGTATTTTATGAATTTTGAGTAATATTTGTATGTTAGTGGATGTTTCTAAGTTTTGCAAGGTATAATTAAAAAGTTTTTGAGGGTTCATATCCTCTAATTTGTCTTTTTCAAATCTATACTTTGAAATAGGAGTCTCAATATAACCTTGATTATTAAATAAGGTCCATTGTTCTTGAATATATTTTTGTACTTTTTGGAAGAACTCTAAATGTTGATATTCTTTAAAAACTCCTCCATATAACTGTTTAAATGTTAATTCCTTTGCTCTAGCGTAATCTACATTGTAAAGAAGTGCAAAATCATTATGAATATCAGGGCTATCAAATTCATAATTAACCAATTGTCCCGCCAATGTTGGGTGATATGCTGAAATGTCGATTTCAAGAAATTCATTGTTTTCGGGTATAAAGCTAGACCTTGAATGGTTATCCTTCTTTAAAGCAGCGAAGTTAATGCTATTATACGCATTAGACGGTCTTCTTGTTGTAGTGTTAAGATTATATTGAGTGTAAATTCGATTATTAGATATCGAATAATTTTCATTGTTTGGTTCATAGTATTTAAAAAACTTATCTTTGTCTATTTTAATTCCATTTTTTTCAATTCCAAAAAATGCTAAAGCACCTTTATTATAGAATTTAATAAACTCAGGTTTTGGGTATAGAATTACTTGTTGTAATTTACTATAAATATTCTCACAAACCTCATAATGCTTAGAAATTGGTATTATTTTGTTAATACTTGCATTATTTGGGTGAAGTCGATAGAATACATCAAATACAGGTTCAAATACAGTATCTACACTTTTAACGCTAGATATATCAATTACTTTGTTTAATTGGAAATAATATAAAAATGATTTTTTGTCTCGAACATAAACTGTATCTATATGTTGAAGTATTTTTTCTATATATGTTTTAGCTATAGTTCCTGCCTCACTATGATCTATACATATCATATAACCTTTAGAATCATATGTTGGTCTTATATAAACAGCACAAATGTCATTTAAAGCAGGATGGATGTGGTTATGAAAGGGAATAAGTTCAACAAAGACTTCTTTATAGTCTTGATTGACAAATTCCCTTAATTGTTCTTTATTTTCAATAAGCCAAAACATAACCTTTATTTTATAATAAGATAATATAAAGATTTGTTTAAGCCAAATTATCCATTATTTAAAGTTGCTATAATAGTATCAGCATCAGGTTGTAATACTCCATTAATAGTAGTTTCATTACCCATAAAAGCATACCACCCATCACTCATAAAAACATGAGCGCAATTATTATCTATTTTTTCTACACTTTGGAAAATAAAATCAAATCCTCTCCAATTAATGATTCTGTTTGTATATGTTATATATTCCATTATGCTTTATTTATTTGAAGGTGAACAAATGAACTTCGTGAT